TTAATCGCAGCCGCCGCAGTACCAGCCAGCCCCGCCAAGCCAGTTCCTGCAGCCCAGGTACGCACAACCAGCGCTCGAGCCGCAGCTGAGATGGCCGCCCTGCATAAATTCACGGGTTCCGGATGTGGATGTCCCGCCGGAATAAAGCATATCTCCATATCCCTGAGTACTTCCACTTCCTTTTTTGGCCACAAACCATGCGCCGGTCTTCTTGTCCACTGATATATCTCCTATCCAAAAATCCTTTCCGTCCGGAAGCGCAGGGATATTTCCAATCATGCGGTAAGTGCTTTTTATAACTGTATCCGCCGAGCTGTGGTCAAGTCCTCTCTCTGCTACATATACGTTTTTGCTATGATCGGGCTGAAAATCAAGCACAGTGTCAGATGCTATCGCATAGCATCCTACGGCGTATTCCCGCCCTTGGACACGGTACGGGTGCTTTCCGTCACTGTTGGATACAGCCGATCCATCGTGATGACCTATTACTGCATCTGTATTTCCCGCTCCCCACGGCATCGAACTTATTATGATCGGGGATTGTAGAGTTTCTGTCACCTCTACCAGAGTGGTGGAAAACCCGTCTGAAATATCTAAATACACCGCCTTATTGGCATCATCCAATGGCTCAATCCGTATAACTTTGGCCATATCTGCATAAGCCCTCATTGTTTCAACGCCGCGGTCTTTATTAAGCGCCCCCTTATTATCGCTCCCATATCCCACATAGACACGGCTTCCAACCAATATGTTATCAGCCTGTGCGTTTGTTACCGGGAAATATGTCTCTTTCGTGCTGCGCTCTATGCTTGCATCGTACTGCCAGTTATAGGACGTGCATCCCGAATAAAGGCTCTGGCTGTTTTTTGTCGCTCCTTTTATGATGTTAAACACAATCTGGAACAGATTTCGCGCAGCCCCTGCTCCCAAGTATCCCTCGCCCTTTTTTTGATAGTTGACAATCATATTGTTATGGCTCTGGAAATTGGCAAGCGGCAAACCTGGCTGGGATCTCAAAAGTCCATCAGACGCAACACCGGAAAAATATTTACTGCCAATACACCACGGCACCACCGTACCGTCTGCTTTTACGCATTCCGGCCATGGCGTAAGTCCAAGTTCCGGATGTGGCATATCTGATATTGTGATGAGATCATATTCCGGATTAGAAGAGTCCCAATCCCACCAAAATGACATTTGCATAGTTCCAACATCAACAGGCCCGCTTGTTTTATAGTCTGACCCGCCTTCTAAAGCCACGGGCCGAGGAGTGCCGTCCGGGTCTCTGACATAATTAACATTTTTCCATCCAAAAAGAGGGATGTCTGCATAATCATCCGCGCCTTTTACTGTATCTGTTGACGGTTCCCAAGCGAGCCCTGCATTATCAAGCAGCTTTTCTCCTGCACTGGTCGGATTGACGTCAAACTTCCAGATTTTTGTTTGATATACTTTCCCTGTACGTCTCATGGCATAATAATTTTCCACCGCCCGTTCCAAAGATACTGCCTGTTTTAAGGCGTCAATATCAGCTTTATTCGCTGTAATCTGCTCCCTATCCGCCACAATCCCGGCAGCCGCATCCTCAACCCTCTTGGTCTGCTTATCGCCCTCTGCGGTTACTGACTGCACCGCCTCGGTCTTGGCCTCAGTAACCTCACTGACCGCCTGTGTGCCTGCCTCCTGTACCGCTGTAGTCTGTTTTTGCCCCTCGGCCTCAACAGCTCCCACAGCCGTACTCTGAGCCTGCCCTATGGCTGTAAGCGTATCCTGGGCGATCTGTCCAAACTGCGTAGCTGTCTGCTCTACCACTTTCCGGTCTGCCGCCACGGCTTCCCTTATTTGGGTTACTGCCTGCTTATCATTGGCAACTGCCTGACGGTCTGCCCCTGTATCCTCGGCGTACTGTCTTGCCCCATCCTCAGCCGCTTCAGCGCCCGTCTGTGCCTGTGCTGCGGCTGTCTCTGATAACTTGGCTGCCTGTGCTGATAACGCCGCATCTGAGGCTGCCTGCTGTGCCTGAGAGAGCATCCCTGTTACAGTCTGCTTATCCTGTGCCACAGTGTCGGCATTGGTCTCTACCTGCTCTGCAAGACCCTGTACAGCTTCCAGATGTTCCGCTGTCTGGGTGGCTGCTTTTTCGGCCTCATCCGCAGCGGCTACGGCCTTACCACCAGCCTCTTCTGCCCGTTTGGCAGCGTCATTCACGGCCTCGATGGCCTCTCGAAAAATCTCACCGTCTCCCGGTGCCTCGAACGCTTCCGGCTTTGGTCTTGATTTGACCTGCATAGTAATGCGCTTGATCGTCTCACCGGATTTTTGATCCGACAGATATATCCATGCATAAATGTTATATGCCTTTTCTGCCGTCCATGCCGCACGATTTCCCTCCAACATGCTGTCCGGGATTGTGACGGTTGTTACGCCGTCCTTAGTGGTACCCACACGGGTTATGGCCTCACCGCCGGTCTCCTGTAGCGCAAAGTGGATTTCTACCGCCGTCGGAAGATGCAGTCCCTCTATCCTGAGCTGCTGACCATAATCCCACTGCCATAGGCCGTAGGTGCGGGCATAATCATCGTTATCTGTAAATACTGCTGTAACCATTGGTCACCTCCAACTAAAAAGGACCCCAGAGATTTCCCTGGGGTCTGTCTGCGTTGCGACGTCGCACAGCTTACTTATCTTCCGTGCCTACCGCTCTCTCGTCCTCCTTGCCGGTTGCAGGGCCGGTGGTTACAAAAGGGGTATCCTGTGCACCCTTGGGTCTTGCCTTCTGTGCTGCGTCGTTCTTTCTCTGCTCTGCTGTTCTCTTGTCCTGATTCTTTCCTGTTGCGTTTGCCATAATATTTGTCCTCTCTTTCAAAAATGATATGTAATAGTTGCTCTGGCTCTGACCCTGCCTGCGGGAGATATATGGATCACCTCCATTCTAAGTTTCACTACCTACATTTTCCCTACTGCTATCAATCTTATTTTTCAGTGCTGCTATGTACTTCATAAGCCACTCCGGCACCGGCGCACCCATGCGTCCGGCATTTTCTGTGATCGACAATGCTTCATTCAGCATATACCATACCGTAACCAGTAAGGAAAGCATGGTATTTGGAAGGTTAAATCCCAGTACACCAGACGTCTGAATGATCACATAATCAATTACCATTCCTACAGCGATCACAAAAAGATACGCTACCTTTTTAGCAATGCCCTTAGCACCTTTTCTGCTGCTCCAGCCATAAGACTTATCATCTGGATGATCTAAAGCCTCCACTGCGCTTGCTGCCATACCTGAAAGGTAATCAATCACCATCAGGCAGAGCAGAACACCCAAAAGATAAAAAGTAACTCCTAATTTCTGACTTAAATATGCAACCAGTCCAGTTGCACAAACCTGAATACTCATACATGTGCTCCTATTCATCTTTATTTCCACCTTCTTTCATCAATCATGCACATTGTACTTTTAGCCTGTTCTTTGCATGATATCGTTGTCAGTACATTGTGTTTCTTTTCAAAAACTACAACAATCATCATTTCTCAACCTCCTTTTAAATATTAAAAACAGAATCTCCCTTTGGAACTGTCTATCACTTATGAATTTTGCAGTGCCCAATACCACAGTCCTGTTCCTTCATAGTTAAATTTTAATCTTAAACTAGCCATTAAAGATGCATCATACTCAAGAGTAAATGATTGACCGCTTGCTGAATCTGTACGCCAGGTCGCTAGAGTTCTGCTTCCTCCGTTGGAATACAAAGCAACTATAGAAACGCCTCCATAATCACGACCTGCGGTCTTGTTAATGCTTACAGTAAGTTTATTGTATTTCCGCAAATTAACCGCAGAAGGAGTTGTAAGATAATTACTATCACCTACTCCGGACCATATCTGTCCTAAATCTCCAAATCCTAATGATCCAGTTCCAACCAATTTTCCAACATTTCCGCCTTTCCCCGAATCCCAAAATACAAGAGTTTCAGCAGGGTATCCCTCCCATGTTCCAACAACAGACTTATCATAAATCTTTACGGTTGTTCCTTTTTTGATAACATTTGCACTTGGCATAGAAAACGCAGGAATTACAATATCACTAGTCATATACTTCTTGGCACAACTGACTGTCTGCTCTGATGTGGTCGGAGTTTTTTTCCCTCCGGCCATTGACTGTATCCCTCCAGTTTCTTTCATTTTTGCATCCGTGCTGTAAAAAGTCTTATCAGCCAGTACATGATCTTTTGTGGCATTCCCGGTCAATTCCAGTGTTCCTTCCACAACCTCATCATCGGAGTCACTGGAAATTGCGGTTTTTCCTTTTAAAATATCTCCTTTAGCTGCAGTACACTCATCTGATCCGGCAGTTCTTCGCCCGCCTGACATTAAAACTCTTCCCATTTATCTTCATCTTCTTTCATCATTTACTACGGATTTATTTTGCATACAACATGACTGCTTAAAGCACTTAACTCTTCACTGTCAAAATCATCATTATTGGCTTTCCGGCGGATCATCAATGCGATATAGCAATTCTTTTCCGCTGTATAGGAAAGATTTGCCTTATCAGACGGAGTTTCTGTTGAGGTGGATCCACCTGCATCCGGATCTACTACCACCCACGGATTTCCGTTGTGCATAACAGTTGTATACTGAAGTTCTGCATCCCCCGGAATGATCACATAGTAATTCTGGACTTCATATGTATCATCACAGGATACCGTCAGCGTTTCTCCTGCTGTCAGCTTGATCCCTTTCTGGTCTGTATATGGGTATGACAATGCTCGCTTTCCGGAAGTGTTTTTATCTACTGACAAGCCTGTTTTCCCCGAATTTGTGTACGGAGCATTGACATATTCTCCTGCAACCCAATCTGGTAAAAATTTTTCCCATACCGTAACCTGAAATTCCTTTTTATATTTTCCGCATATAACAATAATAACCGCTTTTCCCCGTGCTTTTCCGGAAACGACCCCTGTTGATGATACATTCACCACATTAATATCGGATGAACGGAACCTGACAGACTGGTTACAATCTGTTGGAGCAATCTGCACCTGGATCGTTACGCTGGCTTCCCCTGCCTGTACACTGAATGTACTATCATTCGGAGTAACCGTCATTCCTTCACATGGAATAATTGCAGATGCATCTGAAACAGGAACCTCATTGATAAGAGTACTGTCAAAATACAGATAAATATATTCACCGTCTGTCGTTAGTGACAGCTTCTTTATCTGTTCTACAATCGTTTCCATAGTAAAAAGAGCAACACCATCCGTATTTTCTTTGATCTGCTCGTCCATTTCATTTAAAGACTGCGCAGACAATTTTGCTCCTGCTAAAAAGTTATGTGTTTTATATCCCATAGGTCTCTCCTTTTAAAAAAGTTCATTCTTATCCAGGATCGCATTTTCTGTATCCAGATGAAAGCCAAATATATTCTCGATCCAGTTATCAGAGTCTACTGCGTCCCTCTGCTCTGTGTCACAGATCCGAAATTTGCCATTTCGGATATAGATCATGCAGCCTTTCATTTTTATACTGTTGGCCGGTGCCTGGATAATGGAACGCGCAGGCGGTATGGTTTCTTCATCATGCCCATATATCACACAGTTCGTAAAAATACCAGACTCCAGTACGGTTATACATGCTTTGGAAGGCCAGGAAAGCTGATGATAAAGTTTGCAGTTATCTGCCCGCAGCCACTGTACTCCATCGATCAGTTCTAAAACGATCGTATCTGTCATATAAAGCTTAAGCGGATGGTTATACGCATTTTGTACCCTCCTGAACACACATCCGGATATATAAGCTTCTTTCAGATTTTCATATCCAGAATTTGGCTGTAGGACCAGATTTTTTCCACGTACCTGATCAAGGTATACACGTTCTGCCAGTCCAAACGCATTGCACCAGCATCCGCCACCATCACACTGGACCAGTAAATTTGAAATCCGTACATCCGGTGCCGAGATCAAAAACGCGGTCGGACTTCCAGACTCATTTGAACCAAGGATACGGATCGTACAATTTTCAAAATTTACTCCCAGACCAGCAGCATGACTATCCATGACCTGTTGATAACGCTGGGATCCATCGATTCGTGTTGCTTCTTTATATTCCAATCCAAATATACAGTTCTGGACTTTAATATCCGTAGACCAGTAAGAACGATTTCCCGCTACAGAAACTGTATGCTTACAGTTCCATGCCTCACAGCCATCGATCACAATACTGTTTCCATTTGCACAGATCCCATATCCTCGATTGGTCACATCACAGGAAAGATCATCTGTCCAGCCGGAAGAATAGCAGTCGCGGATCGTACAATAGCAGCAACTGTCCACCAGAATTCCAACGGATCCAGTTCCTTCGGTGTCGGTGCATACAGTTGATACATTCTGTATACAGCTGTGACACATCTTTCTTAAATTCAGCGCAACCAGACCTTTAAAATTCTGGCACTGGAATTTGATATTTTTTAAAACAGCACGATACTCATTGAATTTGGACTCCGTATAATCTGTATATGTTTCTTCCTGTGGGATTGGTTTTCTGCCATGATAAGAAACATATCCTCTGTGATAGGTGTCATAAAATGTATTCGTTTCACTGATGATACTGCAGTCTCCGTCTTTTCCTTCCGGAAGCGTACTGGCATAAACAGCAAAAAAATCACTGTTATCCTTAAAATCCAATGCTCCTCCATCACAATGAAGCGTATAGCCGCAGCCATCTAAAAAAACATTCTTGTCTATGACCAGGATCCTTGATTTCAAATAGAGATCCTGTTTTAGCATCACAGGTCTGCCTGTTTCCAGTGCCTTTAAAAGAGCCGGACTGTCATCATCAATTCCATTTCCCTTTGCCCCAAACTGTTCTGGTGTTACATAAATATCCGAAAAACCCGTTCCAATGTTTTTCAAATACTCTGCCAGTGTTGTACCATCCTCATCTCCCATCTCAACGGCATCCACCATTGTTCGCGGATACCATCTTTCCCATACTGGACTTGCTTTTGTACCTGCATTTCGATACAAATATGCTCTTTCTTCGGCCATACTTCGCCTCCTAAAATTTTGCCAAATACGTTGTATCCGGCGTTTCATCTTGTGGGTCTACGTCCAGGCGTCCCGATATGATCCTCGCCCAGTTTTCTCCGGTCTGTGGCGCAGCACTGCTGTAAACCATGTTTGTCACACTCGCTCCGTAAGCTGAACTGACAACTGCTCCTATGCCCATCAATCCCACTACAATATCTGTAATCGGCTTCTTGTAGACTTTAAACGTTATACTGCCATCATTGGAAATTCCCGTTCCGGAAGCGATGATCCCAAATGCCTTATCATATGCATCATGTTCCTCTTTTGACGCACCATCAGCTAAACCACTCACCAAAAGCGGGTTATCATCTTCTGTAACTTCATCAACTACTATCGTCTGAACATATGGTACCTGATTGCCAGTCCAGCCACTTGCAGTAAGTGTGACCCATGTAACATTACTTAGCCGTCTGCTTATGGCAATACTCTGATTTTCTACAGATTTAACAGTCCGATCCAGTATATCCATATTGCTATTAAGGTCATCAATGTTTATATATTCATTCTTTTCCGGCTTTTTCAGTTTATAATTTGCAGTCTCTTTCATAATCTCACCGTCCTTATTTTTTCCCAGGTATAGGAAGTCGCCTGCTGCCAGGTCAATGCGCTGATATCAGACCATGTATTGTAGACATATTCATATTCGACTGCCAGATGCGCCGGTTTGATTTCCTCAATGGTAAGCTTTAAATCTGCCATGTTTCCAGGAATACCGAGCGTACCAACAAATCGGATCACAAATCGACTATTTGCATTATCCTCTATTACCTCCACCTCGCCGTTTGAATAACTTTTTGAAACACTTTCGATCATTTCCTTCGTTGTGGTTCCCGTTCCAGCAAGCTTTGCACAGATTCTTTCTCGTCTGTAATCATTTTCTTTTGTAACATCAATTGTCAAACCGAGTAAATTTTCATACCTGGACAATAACACGGATGCCGTTGAAGCAAAGCATTCAGATATCGTATCGCTTAATCCTGTTTCCAGATCGTCTGTTTCTTTAGATAAAATAGATTGCAATGTCTGCATCGTAACATTCTCATCGTAATATTCCGGGAGCAGCTTAATCAGTTCCACTTAAGCTCACCTCCGTTAGAGAAATAGTTCCAACAACCGGAACCTGACGATCTCCCACAGCTATATTTCCTATAACACCATTTATTGTGAACGTATCAAAATCACTTACGCCAGGAACGTCCAGTAACACGTTACCGATCTTTGCGTAGCTTACACGTTTGCCGGAAAATGTTAAATTTTTCAAGAAGTCCGTAAGTTCTGTTTTAAAGACCTGCTTTACTTCTTCCAAGCTTTCACTCCCATCCAGCTGTACATTTGCTGCAATATTAATTTCCAATACGTCCGGACTAAGTACCGATACGGTTGCACCGATTGGCCGTACTGTTTCGATATATTCCGCAACTTTCCCTGGTAATGTTGGTGACACTGCTTTATCACTATCTACAACTAAAATCGTTACTGTTCCAGGACCATCACCCAATGGTATTACTTTTGCAGCTCCCACTCCCGGTACTTCCAATGCCCATTGCTGATAGTGATACGCATTTCCTGATGTTGCAGGTAGACGTACTTTTTCATAAAATCTTGCCCTCATTGCATCATCGTTTTCCTCATCTGTGCCGGCAGTTATAATATCTCCCAGTGTTGCCGTTATACCAGATACTGCAGATAATGCCTGCATCTCACCGGAATACTGGTTTCCAATTGCTCCATTTGTTTCACAGATAACTGCATATTCTGTTTCTGTTAAAGCTTTATTTACTATATAAACCAGGCTACTTATCCCCCAACGTGTCCCAATCTCAACAGCTCCGGATGTGATCATTTTTCTGACTGCAGCTGTTGCCGTTTTCCTGGCAATTCCATACGCTGACACTGTACGGTCCAGATATTCACCAAGTGTTGTATCCGGAAGCACCAGATCTACAAAATTTCCCAATTGAAAGTACTGATCTGCCAGAAAATACGCAGCCGGAGCAAGGGCATCGTATATCACACTTCCCTCCCGTTTGTCGATATCATCTGGAACCCGGTTAAGCATTCCCTGTAAGATATTTTCATAGGTCATATCTTCATACATCCGCTTTCACCACCTCTCTTGTCTTTCCAAAAATACTGATCACATCAAATGAACATCTGCAGATAGTCCCGGAAAATTCAAACTTAAAATTCTCTACTGATTTGATCCGATCATCTTTTTCCAGGGTTTCCTGGATCATGCGCTTCATTTCCGCACGTATGTACTCTGGATCCTGTCCGATCAGATCTTTCCAATCTACTCCATAATTAAATGTGTAAATAGGATATTCAAATTGCTGTGTGGACAGCCGCTTTTTTATTGCCTGGGATAATGCCGCAAGTTCATTTACATAGCCTCTGATTGCAGTTTCTGTGACATTATACGATTTATTTGAAAAGGTTTCTTTCGTTATACGAGTATCTGTCCGTAATCTTAATTCTTCTGCCATTCTGAACCTCCAGATACTGTATAGGGCTTTCCTATTATTTCAAGGATATAAAATTCATCCCATCCGGTTGGCGCGAATACCCGAACCTTATCTCCAAGTTTCAGCAGTGCTTTCATATTTCCTGATAGCTGCGCAGAAGGGATCATAAACCGTTCATCTATCTGTACACCCGTTCCATTATAGGTACCGATCAAAATAGCCGGAAGTTTGACAGAATTTAAAAAGCCTTCCACGATCTGTTTTATTTTTTCATTGATCAATTTGCGATCACCTCCACTTCCATCGTGTGTACCGGCAGATATTTATGGGTAACCGATTTAACGATCACCCTGCGGTTTAATCCAATATCTTCCACACTTCCAAAAATGCTACATCCTGCCCTGACAGAATGATCACCCAGGCAGGACAGCTTTATGGTTTCTGCTTCATGGTTATATAATTTTAAAAGCAATTTCGCTTTTTCCTGCAGCTTTGCTACATCTGCACTTTTATCAGTTTCATGTTTGTAATACAAAAGATTACCATATCGATTTACAGACTCCTGATCGGATGCCTGTGTGGTCTGAGCCCTTCCGCTGCTCTCGTCCATCCAGGAGATTTTTACGATGTTATAAAACTCATCATCTATGCTTTTCTCCCAGCTGTAACCATAGGCCAGTGAGTCCACACCAAGGACTAACGGCAGCTGCAGATCTACAAGACTGTCAAGCTGCACTTTCCCATACACGTCCGCCAGTCGATACCATTCACCTTCCGGCTTTGCTTCTGTTTTGGTATTGACCAGGGTATCGCTGATCAGGCTATAGATCACATCCAGCCAGGTATCCTGATATTTCACTTTATCGCTTGGCACCTTATATGTCACTGTTGGCATGGTTCCGGGGACCAGATTTAGATATTTGCACATGTTCTGTGTGACCGTACTGATATCATCCTGTCCGCCTTTTAAAGGAATGATGTCCTTTGCTTTTCCATATCTCAGCTGATCATAGGCTTTCACTTTCACTTTTCGGTCCTCACTCATACTGACCTTAAACACCGTTCCGAAGAAAATGCCGTCTGTATCACTTGTATTAGTAAGACGTACTACGTCACCATTCTGAATCATCAGTTCCCCATCATACAGATAAGAAAATTCTAAGGCAGAAGCGCCATTATTTAATTCATCCTTCCAGCTGATATCCTGGCACATATCCGAGATTTCCCATATATTCTTATTATTTTCAACACATAACTGCATGGCATCATCTCCTTATTCCGGTATGTTAAAGATCTGTCCTGGATAGATCAGATTTGGATTTTTGATCTTATCCGAATTTGCACTTGCAATCTTAGTGTAAGCTGCACCATTTCCATAAAACTGCTTTGCGATCTTCCATAAGGAGTCTCCTGATTTCACTGTATAAGTCTTTCCCTGTGTCACTGCCGGGTTAGATGGCTGCGTTTCCTGTGGTGTCTGTTCTTTCATTACAGTATCTGTCGGTGTCTGTACAGCCATATATTTTTTACCAGGTGCCTTATACTGCATAAAAGAGAGAGAAAGGTATTTATCTCCTTCCTCTCCCCCTTTCTCAACAATACTGCAGGTTTCTACCAGGACCTTAACGGATTCATCGTCGGTCTCCCCATTAGAGTAGATCAGACGAATGGGACTTTTATTTTTTTGCGCATCGGTCAACAGCTGGATATAACTGTCTGGATCTGCAAAACTGCCCGGTTCCATGTAATGGACTTCTGTATGTGGCAATTCACATTCAAAGCTGTATTCCCACAGATCTGCATAGGTAGGAATACTGACCGCGCCAGAGCCAAGAACCTGGTATTTTTCAATATTCAGTTTTTGAGTCTTTTTTATCTCTTCCGGATTGACCGGAAGTTTATACCGTTCTCCGTCATATTTAAAATAAACGCCATAGCTCATCAGTATAATCCCTCCGGTGCCGCATCGATCTCATTCTGTAAAATATCTGCTACTACTGGACCGATCTTTTCATAATCCATTTCCTGTCTAATATCCCCGGTAAAGGTAACCTGGATATTAGGCGCCAGTGTATTCTGAGAAATGCGTGCAACATAATCCCTCTCAGCCAGTTTTCTCAACCAGTCCACATTCTCTGACTCTATCTTTACCGCACCGTCTTTACCTTTTCCTTTTATGGTTGCAGGGCTTCCGTCTGTTGCAAAATTACCGAAATCAATATTTGTTCCTTCCATGCTTGGAATTGCACCGGTAAACAAATGAGATACCTTGTCTGCCAGACCTGATCCGGCAGTATATCCTTTGGCTGCCATTTCTCCATAGTCCAGCTTTTGAGGCTCTTTGATATATTCCGTCCAGCCGCTCTCATCCTTGATACTGCTGATCTTAGCTTCAAGTCCCGCCTGCAGATTTCCAAGCCCTGAAGTAAAATCCACCTGTACTCCAGGGATCTTATTTATGATACCTTCAATGGACTTTGCCATCTCAACTACACGGTTCACACAATACTGGGCCATCTGCAAAAATAAGATTTTTACAGCTGCCGTAGGACTATGGAATACATTTCCTATGAAATTTGCCAGCATGGTAAAACCGCTCTGCATTGGAAATACGAAATTGTTGTAGATAAAAGCCCAGGCAGTAAAAAAGGCAGCTCCGATCAGTCCCGTAGCACTGATGCTGGTCCCGGCAAAATGATTTACAGCCGCAACTCCAGCATAAAAAGCTGCAATCAAAACAAACACCATGCCTACTACCCACATGACCGGACATGCATACAATGCAGAATTTAAACCTAACTGTGCCGTTGTTTCCGCCCAGGTAGCGTCTGTAGTTGCCCACATGGATAAGGCTAAAAGCCCTACATAAACAGCCTGTGCACCCGTTCTGGCATTGCTGATCAGCGTCAATGCATTGGATACCAGCTGCGCTCCTGCATACACGCTCAAAGCTGCAGCCGCACTATAAATAAATGGCGATACATACGGCCAGGCAGCTGTGCAAAAATCTATAAACTGTTCTGTGGCAGATCCAGCCATATAAATCCCGCCTATCAAGTTGTTGAGAGCCGTCTGCACACCTTCTGAGTTTAATAATCCATTGACTTTATCAAATACTCCACCAAAGGCCTGCAAGCCTGCATTCTTGATCTGCTCCCATGTATCAGCAAATGTCGGAGGCATTTTTGCAAATTTATCATTGATCTCATCTGCAGCATTAAACATGGCTCCCTTGATGATATCTGCAGTGATAACACCTTTAGAAGAAAGATCTTTCAGTTCAGATTTAGATTTTCCCATGTATTTTGCAATGGCATCTGCTACCATAGGTGCATTTTCCATTACGGAACGGAATTCATCACCCTGCAGCTTTCCTGATGTCATGGCCTGGGTCAGCTGAAGGAATGCAGAGTTTTGTTCTGCCTTTCCGGCTCCTGATACTTTCAGAGACTTAGTAAGCAGTTCTGAGAAGCCAACCGCTTCAAGGTTGCTTCCAAACGTATCTCCTGCCAGCATTTTCAACTTTGCAGAAGCATTTGCCATTTCTATATAACTGCCTCTGGAACGGTTTGCAGCTGCAAAAATATCCCTCTGAAGTTGTTTCTGCTCTTCCATGCTGTCCGTGATCATGGATAGCCGGGCCGATGTATTAGTATAGGTATCCGTCAGATCCATACCCTTCTTAGCAGCCGCCAGACTGGCAACTGTACCAATGAGACGGGACAGGCCTGCGCTGGCTACATCAGCAGAAGAAGCCGTCCTTTTTAAAGTGTCATTGTACTTGTCTGTTTCCTTACTGGCTTTAAAAATGGAAGCAGCCGCTTTATCTGTATTGTCCAGTATCTTTTTTATACTGGAGCTGTATCCGTCCATTAACCGGAACATTGCACTTAATGTAGGCATTTGATCTCACCTCCCTGCCTATGATCTGACCTTTGCAGCCTCACGCTTTTCCTCTTCCACTCTCAGGTCGATGCTTGCGTAAATAAAGGCTCTCTCCCTCTGGCTCATATTGTTTAAATCAGAGGGAAGTATTCTTAATCTCTGCAGGGCGAAGTGGGCATAATTCAGCTCCGGATCGCCCTGCACGATCAGTTTTTTGCCTCTTCGATCTCGTCATTGATATCCTCATCTAAGCCAGACAATTTCTGGACCTCCTGCGTAAGAAGGGCAAATTCTCCAATATACAGCAGCTTTGCAAGTGTTTTATCCTCTCCCAGAACACCTACGGATTTCTGAAGCTCTGCACTTGCCAGATCCGGTTCAACAACTGCCGCTGCCGTCATGGCCCGGGAATAGGCGATACGGTCAAACACCTCATTTCCTTTCTTGTCCTTCTTCGTATGCTTTTTGATCAGTTCTTCGTTTTCTTCCTGAGTAAGCGGACGGATCACAAAAGGCATTACTTTTCCGTTTTCTACAAAACGCTGGGATACGACCACCTCTTTGTTTTCTGACTGAATGGGATGTAAAAACGCATTTAATGATGACATATTGATCTTCCTTTCTTCAAAATTAGTAATTAAAAAGAAGAGACCTTTTAATCAGCCTCTTCCTATCTCATATTTTCGGGTAAAGTGTAGCTTTCCAGATCATCCAGATCGTCAAATGTAAAATCTGTATCTGTAGTATTCAAATCTTCGCTTCCGTCTTCCAGATATGCTACAGGGACTTTTGCCAGAATGCAGTTTCTCATAGCCACCGTTCTCCTTCCGATCGTAGATGCCGGATCCGAGTTGGTTGTCTGGATACTGATATTAGGGACAGAGCCCTCTTTAATGTACTGCTGGTATGCCGCCAGAGCTGCCGGGCTTACATTATAGATTGTAAGACTGCCTTTTCCCTCTGCTGCTGTTACCTTATGCTGTTTCATCCGGTGCCCCAGAAGCTTTCTAGCGATCACAGTAAACTCAACTGTCGCATCGATCTTTGATAATTCAAAAAAGTACCGGTTCTGCCCGTCCACTGTAATATAAGCAGTTCCCTCACTTCCTGTCACCAGATCCTTGATCTTTGTGTAATTATTTCCTGCCATTTATGTCACCTCCTAAGCCAGGTTCACAGTTACATAGATCTTTTCTATGCTATCCACAGGCTGGATATTTGCATCCACAACAACTGCATCTGACTCTGTTCCCGCAATGATCGTCACATCATCTGTCTCAAAGTTCTGGATCGCTCCCATGTTCTGCAGGGTGTTAAAATAATCTACCAACGCTGCTTTTAACAGAGAACGTCCTTCTGCGTTGTTGTTGACCTTGCCTACATAATTGCTCTCAAAAATGGTCGTAATATCATTTGCGATATTATCCAAGGTTCGGATCACCCGGTTTTTCGTAAATACTTTGCCTTTTTTCACGGTCACGCTTGTAAGACTGTTAATGTCATAAACTACAGTAACATTCTGAGATCGATCCACCTTGAAAATAAACTTGCCTGCCTTTACAGCTGCTTCCATTTCTGTTTTGGTCATGCGGGGATCTACATCAATAGCGCCTGTATAAACCATACCGGTATTGGATGTTGTAATGCTGGCCCCGGCAGTAGCGCCTGCTACCCAGGCAGTGACCTGTGCTGCAGTCAGGCTGGAATTATCGCTTAAAACAATTCCCTGCACTACGTTGATGATGCCTTCGCTGTCTCCCACATGATTTGCAAGCACCGCCTGGCATTTTACGCCCTCTTCATCCCGCATTTCCTGGATCCAGGTTGCAATCGCTGTTTTATTTGCCGTAGTAGTAGCCGGTGTTGCTCCGTCATATGGATAACAGATCGTATTAAATGTAACTGTTTTAAGTGTCTTTAAAGCCTCCGTGATATCGTCTGTATCATGAGAATTTGGAAGCTTATAGACCAGCACTGTCTTTGCCTTCTTTAACGCTTCTGCTGCCAGCAGTTTGTCTTCTGCTTTCACATTCTCCGGCCATGCAGCTTCTGTTGCTGTAATGGTATAGATCTCTTTATCTGTTCCTACACTCATTTCCTGTAAGATCACAACCGTTCCCCGGTCTCCCGGAGTGATCGAAAGCGGTTCATTGGTCTGGATATTCACATAGGCCCCTGGAAGAGTCTTATTCTGTGTTTCCCATGTTCCTGCCATTTTCATTCCTCCTGTTCTTTTAGTCCTGTATCTAACATCATATCCTGCATCTGGCTTTCTTCTGTTTCCAGATATTCCCGGTAATCTACATCAAATAGAAAATGGAGCACCTGATCCGTCACCTTTAATTTCCTGTTTTGGATCTTGAAGTCTTCAACAGAAAAGCTTCTTTCAAGCTCCTGACCTACCGTAAGGTACTCCACGTTTTGGTGGTCTGCATCTTCTGGAAAATAAAGGACATCCATATGGACTGTATGGTTCAGGCAGTGGTTAATGCCTGGGGCCAGATCTCTGTCATAAGATGTGACCATAAAAGAAGGGGTCCTGAAATTTTCTGGAACATCTTCCCGGTAGATTTCACAGTCCTTTACCTTTTTCAGACCTGCCGCTATATTTTCATATAACCTACTGATCATATTTTTCCTGTATCTCCTTTATCTTCTTTTCAAAAAGGACTTTTAAACGTTTCCAGACATATTCTTCTGCCCGTTCCAATACATAAGCGCCTTTTACAAAGCCCTTCGTTGGACCGCCTCTTTTAGTCACGATCCGGTGTCCGTCATTCCAAAAGCTGGCATACTCAGCACGGTTGACCAGTTCCACCTCTATTCCTGTCCCAGTTCGTTTTGCCGGAAGTTTGCTCCAGCTTTTTCTTAAGAAACCGCCAACACCAGGATCGCTGACTGTAAAACTGACTTTCGTCCCTGCTTTGGGACCATTTCTGACTACAAAGGTAATCGGATTTGGATGCTTGCCAACAGGAGTATGCCTTTTTGCATAAGCAGTACCCTCATTGACAGCCTGGTTCAATATCTGCTTGTCCAACTTGCCTACGTCAGAAAGCATTGCTTTCAATTCTTTTCTGAACTGTTCCACTGCCTCTTTATTTACCTGGTAATTACTGCTCATGCATTATCATCTCTCTTTATCTCACACTGCCACTGGAAAGAATACGGATGACACTCTCCCAGACGGACCTGTACCTTCTTTCCAGTCCTAAGCGTTATCTCCAGACAGTCACCTTCCTGCACATTCTCTTCCAGACCACAAAATAAAGTATGACTATTGATAATAGAAGGATTAGGAACTCCTGTCTGTACCTGTCTGGAAGAACTGTATCTGCAGGGCCGTGAAGAAGCTATCAGCGTTTTCTGATGCTCTGTAAAACCATTGACTTTCGCTTCTTCCCATCGGTAAACATCCATGACCGCATCATACATTACTGCATATGGATTAATCATAACCTCTCAACCTCCTAAACTGGCGCAGACTGCTTTTGTCTGCATCAGACAAGCCATAAATACCGTCCCGGGCATTGCTGCCACCTGTAGCATAGGTGATACTTCCTTCGCCTTCTTTGATAGCGGATATATCCTGCTGGTATCCCGTTCCTTTGACCGCTTCATAATCAATGATCCCTTTGACTTTTTTCCGGATAACCGGTTCCAGTAATTCTGGAAGGCAATCTGGATCCAAGTTACAATAATCACAGATACTGAGGATGACATCGGAGATGTCAAGATCCCGCGTGTCATCCTTCAGATTGTTTTTTACCGCAATCAACATCTCCGATTTTGTCATGGCTTCTCCTATCCCAGCTTGTGTTTGAATGCCACGATACGGATCTGCTTTGGCTCATAAACTGGCTTCCAGTTCTTTGGGATTGCCACTTCAGTTCTGGACGGTCCCTCAGTCTTTGCTACCTCAGCATTCTGCCATGCAATGCCTCTTGGATGAAGGATCATGGTCTTACGGTTGATCAGATAATCAACACCGGAACCCTTACGCTTTGCGCGATCCGTCTCAGTTGGTACGAAACCAGCCGGATTACCATTGCCGAGAGCCACGGCACCGTTACCAAAAAGGTAGGTAGTGTAAACACCATCTGCTACCGGACAGCCATCATCTACGATAACGCGCTTGCCCTGATAAAGACCGAATGCAACATCATTAGACGGCTGTACCGTTTCAATCAGGTTCTGTTTTTTCAGATATGCCTCTGTTGCAGAGTGCATACAAACACCAGTTAACTGTGCTTTCGCATCTCCCAATTTCTGCTCTGCATCAATGAATGCGGAACCAGACCAATTAGCTTTTGTGCCACTTAATCCAGAAATATCCAGAATATTGGTCTCCAGTCTTGTCTCCGCTGCCGGATCACCGCTGCTTCCTGCCGGCACAGTGCCAAACACACCTTTAAGGATAGCAATCAGTTCTTTCTGCATATCACGTTCCCAAAATCTGGCAACCAGAGATGCGATTGCCATCATCGGATCGGTTCCTGCCAGTGCTGCAGACAGATCGGTTGCAGACCACATCTTAGCACGACGAAGGATCACTGCTACGTCCTTATTGGATGTGATCTTGTTGTCATTAAGATCTGTTCCCTCAATGACCTGCTCAGACTCTCCGGTCAGGTCTTCAAAGAATGGCATATTGACCATTGGAGAAGCCTGGGAAGCCAGGGCATCAAATTCAGTATTGTTTACGATAATTCCGCTCTGTACAAGTGCGGATAACTCCATTGTGCGATTGATCACATATGGGTTAAAAAGTTCCGGGACGATTACGTCCTGTAAAGTTGTTCCTGCCATTTAAAATTCCTCTCTTTCTTAGATCTTTACTCCGGCTGCAGCTGCCAGCTGTCTGGCCTGCTCCGGGTTCTGCTTGAACAGGCGTCCCTGCTCCGTCAGGTTATAAGTTTCTTTTGCGAATGGATTGTTTCCAGGAGGATTACCACCACCGGCCGGATTATATCCGCCTGCTCCTCCAGCACTCTTAAAAAGATGCGGGGAAGCTTCTCTCATAGGCTTTAATACATCGTCCAGACCAACGGGAGCCCCGTCTTTGTCAAAGACAAACTTATCCAGACCGCCATGCTTGTAGATGATGTAATCTGCATCTGTAGCACCAGCCTCTTTCAGCTTGTCTTTTAAGGCATATTCCTTCCTGGTATTCTCTGCAGCAGTTTTAAGACCTGCCACCTCAGTTTCATAAGCTTTGACCTTCTGCTGCAGATCTGCGTTATCTGCATTGTTTTTCTTCAGGTCCTTGATCGTATCATTGGCCGTACTCAGCTCTTTCACCTTGTCATTGTAGTCCTGCTTTGGTACTGCATGCTTCGGGAATTCAGCATTGATTGTCTTCATGGTTGCTTCAACATCCAATTTACCGTCTGTGATTACTGCCTTCTCTAAAATTGTTTTTAACCATTCCATTACGTTTACCTCCATAGATTTTTATTCCCGCTCTCCGGGTATTGGGATCGTCCGGTTATACTCCCGGCAGAGTAGCGCCCAGTTTTATGCCTTATGGCAGGGCATAAAAATAACACCCAGGGCTTGCCTGCGTGCCTTACTGCTCGATCTTATTGCATTTGGTACACCGTCTTACATAACCGCCATAAGAACCGTAAGCCCGGCTCCAATGCTTGCGGTAGTGGTGGCAGCAGTTCTTTTTTCTGAAGAATCTCTGCCTGATCCACGATATAAGCCCCATAAGATCACCTTCTTTCATTTGCGACGTCGCAATTATGCTTCATAGATCACATCTAACCCATAGGCTACCGCTGCATCATGCTCAATCCTGCACCCTCTGGCATTTTCCCAACCCTTACAGAAATAAGCTGCATGACAAAGAGACATATTTTCCAGACTTTTAGCAAGAAAGCAAAGGGGAATCTGTACCACTCCACGTTCTTTCATCTTTTCATTGCTGTACCATTCATCAGTAAATAACGTATTCACAATTTCGTAGCCTTTGGCTTCCAGTGCCTTGATTGCCTGTTCCCTGGTTGCAATAATCTCCTCATCTTCCAATACGCTGCTTTCCTTGGCCCGGTGGAGTTTTGTAAACCTCTTCTATAAGACCATGTTCAATATCTCCACCAACATATCCTTTTCCATACAGCTTATCTAAATGCGCCAATACTTCTTTGTCCCTGACAAGACTTCGGAATTTTTCTCTCTGAGGTTCATACTCTTCATATGTTTTGATTTGCAGAAATTCTTCTTTCAAACTCATCTTATTACCCTCTCAATAAAATCATAAATTTCCTGATGTCCATTTAACTGTTTCTTTTGATACAATCTAAATGGCTCCGAGATAGTTTCAAGCATCCGTTCAGTTTTTATGCTTCCATCTGCATTTATTGCTTCCGAAAGCGAATTTACATATACGCGCCCCTGGTATTCACTTACAAAGTGGTCTCCATGAACAATAAAAACTGTCTGCGGTTGTCCTGATGTGTTGTAATACGTTTCCTGAGTAATATCTGCATCTGTAAGTCCCTCTACCAGATACTGTTTATACGCCTCAACATCTGCCGGATGCATCATGCGATATTCAACCAAATGACCAAACTCATGATAGATATCTTCCTTTTCCGCATTCGATGCAGCATAAATAATACCATTCTCGTAATCACAGGCACTTCCGGGATTTCCCAAATCAACTGTTACATCTGCCATAACACTTTGTACCTTCGGTGGTAATGTAGCATACGCTTCAATAACCGTATTCTTGTCCTCACGGACCTCTATGCCAGCTTTCTGTGATTTGAACTTTATATCTACGATTTTATCATCCGTAGCGGATGATTTCCATTCTTCTTTACTCAGAAACTGCTTCTTCCACTCCGCATAAGTCATGCTTTCTGGCACTTCGATACTATTGCCCTCTACATCCCTTGCGGCCCGTTTACCGTCTGTTGGTGTATCCGGATAATAGGGAACATCCGTACACCTGCAAAATGGATGAAAAGGCGGCATATTCTTTCCTGTTACCGCCTCTGCCACCGGATAGATCTTTCCGTCCAGTTCCCCGCATATTCCACAGGTCTTACTGTCCAATGTAGCCAGGATCTTGTATTTCTCCACACCGTCTTCTTTATACCCGGCATGCGTTGCCTCACTCATCACATAAGAACTCTCCGTATGCAACAGACGATAAGCATCAAACTTCTTGGCCTGCATCTTCTTTGCAAAGTCTTTTACCAGGTTCTGAGGCGGTGTGCCCTGGATTAACATGGTAGTCAGCGCTTCCATGATCTGGCCCTGCAGATGATCCTTCTGCTTCCAAAGTCGGTCTGAAAAGTTGGCACCATTAAATGGATATTTCAGCACATTTTCTATAGTTTGGGGCTCAATCTGGGCAAACTGGGAATGAAAACCACGGTACCGGTCAATATCATACCAGGTGCGATAATATGTATCCTTATACACATCACTCATCATCTTTTCGGATTCAGACTGATAATCAACTGCATACAGCTGCCTCAGGATCGCATCTACCTGGGCTTCCAGAGCCTGGTATCGTGTCATCCTGGCCTTAATGGACATATTATTGACTTTCTGGTTGTATTTGCCAATATTAGCCATTGCCAGATCAATAAACTCCCGAAGCTCCCCTATTTCTGCTTTATCAAGCCTTTTCTGGACTTCTGTATAAGTCAGGCTATTTTCCTCTGCATAGCGCCAATAAAAACTTTCAACAGTCTTTTGGAGATCTCTTTTAGCCTGATTAAACGCTTTTTCCAGCTTGGTAAAATACTGGTTTACCGTCATTTCGCCAGCCTTATACGTTTCTTCCTGACGCCTTTTCCAATAAGACATTACTCATCACCGCCCTGATCAGGGTTCTGACCGTCTCCTGCTTTTGGAAACATATCTGATAATTCGCCAATGCTGCTTTCTTCCTGCGCCTTTAACAGTTCCATTTCCTTTTCCGGATCTTCCACCCATGGATGATGTGCCACGATCGTTTCATCAGAAATAACACCTTTGCTCTGGGTTGCAATCTGAGATAATTCCTGGTCATTTTTAACACTGGTCCTGGTCCAGGTCTGAACTATGGTATCATCCTTGATCTGAATATTATTTAACCGGCAGATGCACCTTATAAACCGACCAAAACCCAGTTTAAATTCCGTCTCCTGCAGCCCAGCCTTCTGTTCCAGGAGGGAATACAAAAACTGCAGCGCAACTCCGGAACTGTTTCCAAAATTTTGAGGGTCCGGATCAATACCCATTCCCTGTTCAAAGATGCACTTCCTGGTAATCTCTAAAAGCTTTTCCCTGGCATCCACTGGCAGCTCGATTGTCAGTGTAGAGACACCCGAATGATCACCGTCTCCGTCACTTTCAATCTGGATAGCCTTATAATCTTTCAGATCCCGGAGGAACTGCCCCAGATCTGCGCCACCATAATTCGTCAGTACAAAGATCACTTCCTGGATATCTTCCAGATCATTTACGAAACCACTGAACACCTTACAGTAGGTGTCGATCAACGGCTTGATGTTCTTCAGATCATCTGTATCAATGTTATTATTGAAGAACGGGAAAAAAGGCACCTCACCAGCTCCATGCAGATAACTTTCCGAGTAATCACATAATGCCGGATCTACCAAAAACATCTGATACGGCAGCAGCTGATCCAGCTCATCTCCGGCTCTTAACCGGTATGCTGCACACTCCGTCTCATTCCAGTATTCATAAATGATATAGGTATCGCCAGTTTCTTCATCAATATTCGGATAGCTCCGAAACACTCCCAGGAGTTCTTTCTCTAAGTTATCGGACCACACTGGGATCACCTGCTCCGCAGGAACTACTGCATACTTCCATGTTCCTTTCTCATCGTGCCAGACATGTAGCCAGCCAACTGTACAGTTTGATGCCTCAATACACAGGTCCTTACATATCTTAGGGTATTTATCCCCAAGAAACTTTACTAATGCCTTGTTGGCATTCTTATTCCCCAGATTAAAAAGCGGAGGCGCTGTGAACATGTAGGAAGCCTTCTGATTGACCAACAGGCCATGGAAGTTAAACGGGATCCGGTTATCCGCATTCCGCAAAGGCTTTTCTTTCTTCTCACGTTCCTCTTCTAACGGCGGAAACATGATATCTGTTTCATTTCTGTAATACGCTCTGGCTTTGGCTGCCTTCGCTATAAAATCGGTATGCCCCTGCTGATACTTCCGGATCAGTTTCTTTATCACTTCAATGTCCATTTTCATCCCCTCACTTCAAAATCTTAATTCCATTTATTCTGCGAATGATCGTATAGCAAAAATAGCGTAGGGCGTCCAGCGCGTGATCATGCTCTTTCACTGGCTTGTCTTCTCCACGCTCTCCCGCCTTCGCATCCCAGATATAGGACGCAAACTCCTTGATCAGATTCTCACAAGACTGGTCTATAAAAATAGAACCCGAAAGCAGCAGAGTTGCCACAAATCGGATTCCATCTAAAACATCATTTTTTGCTTTCTTTACTTTGTATCCATCCTTCTCAAGCTGGGCCTTAAAGGATGCTGCCGCCGGATCCAGGATTACTGCCCGGATTTCCTCTCCGGCAAGCCATACCGTCAGATCTTCGGAAAATTCTTTATCGGTTTTCTGTCGGCCCTTATCCCTGCCAGAGTAATAATACTCCCGGCGGCAGTACCACTTACCGTCAGCACCTTTGCTCCAAAGCAGAAAAGCCGTAGGGTTCTGAGTACCATAGTCACAGCTGACATACTTATCACCAATCCAGAATTCATGACCTGTTCTTTGACGATACTCTGTCGCAATCGCCTCTGCATCTACTACGTTTTTGTCCTGGTTGAACATATCGTAGATGATACCTTCTGCCATTGCCCAGAGCCCTTCAATGTATCGCTTGAAAAACACACCATGGTACATGCTCCGGTATCTAGCCTTGATTGCTTCTGACAGACTCAGATTATCATCCATGGTAAAATGCAGATACAGGAGCTTTTTTAAATTCAGCTCTACGCCTTTTGCTTTGGACTCTTCCTGCAACTTGGTAACCTTTTTCTTGCCCAGGTATCCAATGGCCTTATCGACCCAGTTGACCTTGAACCAGTGATATGGTCCGTCCGGGTTGCAGTTAAACCAGTACTTGGAACCTTCTACAGAACAGCGGCCCGTTGCCTGGTTCACAAAGCTCTCTGGCATCAGCGCAACTTCATCACAAAACAGACCAGCCAGCGTAATACCCTGGATCAGGTCCTGGCTACGCTCATCCTTGCCACCAAAGATATAAAAGTAATTCGTGATGCCATTACGTGTGATCTCCACCAGGTTATCTGCCCTGTGATCCGTAACCTTATAACCACGGCTTTTTAGCATCAGCTTAAGCCAGAAAAGAACGTTCCTACGGAAGGATCCTATCGTCTTTCCGCACATAGCGAAGTTCTGACCGCTGAAATTTTCCATTGCCCAGAATACAAAAGAAAGCGACATACAGACTGTCTTACCTGATCTGATTGCTCCGTCAGCAATGATACCGTCATAATCCTTTACAGGGCTGTTTGGCAGCCACCATGTAAGTATCTGTTTCTGCCTGCGGGAAAACGGCTGAAACTTAAATACCTGGACCTTCGTTAAAACTCCACGCTGTTGCTTCATAGCCTGTAGCTTTGCCTTCATCCCAGCGATGCGTTCCTTAATCTTCATCCGCATCCTCCCACAGTTCCTGTGCTTCGGTATTCAAAGCTTCCAGAAAACCGTCATCTTCAACTTCCTGCTCCTGTCCGCCAAGTTTCAATGCAGCCAGATCAACCTTCATGGTTTCAATTTCTAATCTGGCATCATCCACACTATACCGATGCAGCGCATCAATAGCAGCCTGCTTTCTGGCCTGTACACGGGTCAGCGCATCCTCAATGTTCTGGATCTGCCCCAGCTTTCCACGATATTCCAAAAGATCCGTTTCCTTATCATTTTCAAGACCTTTCTTGTGGCCTACTGCAGTCATGCCAGTCTCACCGGCAGCAAGCTTATTCTCTTCATTTGCTGCGTTGCGCAGCAACTCGATCCGCTTAAGCATCCGGCGCTCTCTGACAGTTAAAAGCTGTATCTCCTGCATAAGAAGCGCCTGCTTGTCCTCTGGTACTGCCTGCACCAGGCGCTGCTCCTCCAGATTCAGGCAATCAAAAAGGAGAGTCTCAAACTCTCCCGTAGTAACTGCATTCTTATTTTTTCCCGGAGCAGAGCCGCCCCTGTTTCCGGCAGCGTTCTTATTTCCTGGCTGGCCGCCTTTCTTTTTCGCAACGTTGCGTTTCTTCTTTTGCAACGTTGCATTATCCCAGTCATATCTATTCTTCCAGCTTCGGATTGTCCCCTCCGGGATTTTCAGAAGATCTGAAATTTCAATCAGTTTCTTACCTTCCAGGAACAGATCTCTGGCCTGTTCCATTCTGGCATCCGGCGCTCTGGCCATGCACCACCACCTCTCATTCGTGTTTGTTTTTGGGTATAGAAAAGGAGCCACGCGGGGTGGCTCCTAAACTAAATCTTTGAACGTTGTTTTTCTATTTCATCTACCCCTTTCAAAAATTCAAAGTCTGCTCCAACATATTTCAACAATTCAATCGTCACATTCCTTCCTTTTTGTAAATATTCTTCCGGCTGTTCCATGCTTTCTATAGCATCTTTTGCTAATTGTAAAATATGTAAAAATTGATTATCTTTAATATTTTGACATCTCCTAGACCATTCATCAACACCGCTATTTTCATAAATAGCCTTTGTTTCCCCTATAAAATTTCCTATTATAATGATTATGTTCAAATACAGCGAATATGGATTAGCTTTTTTCTTAAATACGTCCTCTGGTATTTTTGATATATATTCCAATATACCAGAAAAACTATCTGGTACAATTTTAAAAGCCCAATACGATGCCAAACACTCATCTAATAAATTACTCATTCCACATTTGACATATCCTAAATCAGTACTATCTTTAATCAAAGAAAACAATGTACTATATTGTTCATTATTTATTAAATGTTGCATTTCATGAACTAGAGTCCCTAAAACTTCTTGATTATCTATTGTATTACTTTTCTCATTATAAGCATCAATAAAAGACTCATATTTTAATCTAATTTTCTTTTCTTTAGGTATTGCAACTCCTTCTACTTGACAAGCAAAGCATTCTGAACTCTTCGGCAAAAATTCTATAATTTTTAAGTAATAGTATTTCTGTCCAAACACATCTTTTAAAAATTTTTGAATTACAGCCTCTATTTTTGCATCCTTATCTAATCGTCTATCCCCAATATTATATAAAAATTTCATCTAACGTCACCATTTTTCTTTTTATCATACCTCAAATTTTGGCAAAAGAAAAGCACCCATCTCACGACAGGCACTTTCAAAAAGGAGAAGGAAATACCAATAGCAACTAAAATCATCGGAACGGAAGGACTCGAACCCTCGCTTAGGACACAAGCCATTGCTCTCCCTACTGAGCTACGTTCCAAGGGGGAGGCAACAAGCTTTCGCCTGCTGCCTGGTGGGGTTCGACGTAAGCCGCCGGCCGTATGCCTTTGGCTTAATTCATGCTACCATAATATCACGGAAGTACCCCCTTCTAGTTACCCACTTTTTTATTTTTTCTTCTGAAGCGTTCTTCTCTCTTTCCTTGAATTACTCCATATGTATAAGCTACTGAAAGCATAAAAGGTGAGCATTCACATTTATATCTATCCATTAACCCCTTGAAAAAATCTCCCATATCCGTTCCTGGATATCCAACTGTAGGCTGATATCCATTTATCCTTAATTCTTCCTGAACATTCACTTTAGGCCACCCCCTGTGCAGTATCTTTAAAAAACAGATGACCATATATCATATCAAGCACGGCAGACATAAACTTCTTGCTATAATTCTGCTTTCCGGCCTCGTGCATAACATCCTCACGGAATTCTTTAAATTCTTCCAAACTCATTTTGCTACATTCTTTTTCCAGTTCTAAAACAGAAGGTGCAATCTGATCACAAAATTCTGAATATGTCATTACGCCACCTCCCCATAAACAACCTTGCATTTATTGCTATTGCCATTGGAGAGCATAAACTCAATCACAATCGGATAACCATTCTCATTCAGCCATTCCCTGACTTTCTCCAGAACACTTCCCTTATACTGAACTGTAACACCGTCATGACCATTCCGGCTGTAAGCCGTTCTCACAATCTCATCTGTAAAAATATCCAGCTTCTGAATAATGGCACTGACTGCCTTATCATGAGGTCTGCCAGACTCGGAAAAAATACCTAACTCTTTGGCAATACCTGTGCAGTCCCACAATTTTGGTTCGTCTGAGATTACTGGAGCATTAACGGGATAACCTGACTCAGAATAAATCCTCATTACTTCTGCCGCTATGTACTTAGAATCCACTCCGGCATCATGTAACGCAGCTTTGACATTCTTCACCATCATGTTTACAGACGGCAATTTTTCCTTCTTGGACTTGTCTTGCTTTGACATCTCATACGAACCGGTCTTGCGAAGTGTTGGAAGAACTTCATCTGCGATCCAGTCCGTGAAGGCTTCTGCGTTTGGTTTATGGCTCTTGAATACCAGCTTATACACACCGCTTTCTGTGAGAAAATTCTCACCCGCATTGTTCAATTTTCGGATGTCAACTTTACTGACATCCGAATTTTTAATCTTAACAACCTGCTTTTCGTTCATTTTGGCAATGGCCATTCTTACTGCGCTGTCACCCAGTTCTAAGCATGTGCCAACGTGATACGGGTTAAATAATACCTGTCCATTCAGTTCAAATACCTCTACATTGTGTCCTTCAAAAATCATTAAATTCTGCATTGCAATTTCCTCCTTGCAATTTCTGGCGGAATCCCTTACAATACAAGGTGATTCCTGGGTTTACAGGTTTCGATTTTTGAGCAATCACGTCGGTCGCCAAACTTACCGTGACTGCTCTTTTTTTGTTTCAACTTCCGCTTTCACAAGCTCTACGATAATGTCAGTTACTGTTCTGCCTTCGTTTACCGCCATATGCTTTAACTGCTTGTGAAGCTCGTCATCCATGATAATTCCTACTCGCTTCATTGTCTCGCCTCCCTTCTATTCGCTATCGAATATATGTGAATTATAATATTCAATATTGAATATGTCAAGTGTATGTTTGCAAATTTGAATATTTTATGCTAAAATATATTCAGAGGTGAATATTATGAGTCTAAACGAAATCATAAAAATTGGAACACGCATCAAGCGTATCAGAATGGATAAAAAAATATCTCAACGAGCTGTTGCCGAAGCATTGGGAATTCCATATTCGACTTATTCAAACTATGAAAACAATAATCGAGAACCTAATCACGATACTCTAAAGCGTATTGCTGATGTACTCGATGTGTCTGTTTCGTATTTGATATACGGTGAAACTGGAAGTATGGCAACAAACACTGCTGAATATCTACTAAATCTGTCTGGATTCGAACTTAATGAAAATCCAGATGGAACGTTTACGATTTGTGATATCGAAAACAACAAAACCAAAAATTCCGTTATTGTTACCGTCAGCCAATTAAAGCGATTAGTCCTTGAAACCTCTGACTATGTCACTTATTTAACTCAAAAACTTTTTCATCAATAAGCCACCCACCACTGAGTAGGTGGCTCTTTCACAACATATCACAGTCATCCTTCAATGTAAACCAGCTGAATTGTCTACACAATTACACACTTCACTGCAATTTCTAAAATTAGGTCTTTCCGTTTTGGAAATATCAAAGCAAAATACGAAAGATAATAACAAATAGTGAAAGATAGTAACAGGTAGTAACAGATATTCAATTTTTCTGATTAGTCTATTCAATTTTGCATATTCACACCAATACAATAATTATAAAATTTTTATAAACTATCTTTTCTGCGCCAGCAGATAGAAAAAATATCTGCGGTATTCATAAAACTGCCTTCGTCCTACCGGAACATCCATCCATTCGTATGGTGTTCCCTCTGTAACATTTCTCAAAATCCACTTGTAAATCTCAGGAGAGGCTTTTCTGGCGGTTTCCTCAATGAGTTGGATATCTTCCTGCATCATAGCATTTCGGACTGCTTCCTGGGCCGTAGAGTCACCTGACAGGTTGCTCTTAGGCATGCCATCATTCACTGTTGCCTTTAACCCATACGCATTCTGGAGCTTCTGCTTCTTTTCAGCGTACTGAATGCAAAAATACTTAAGCTCATTGTATTTCGCTCTTGAAATATTATAATCACTTAGCTTTATATCCCTACGACATATTGTATCCATCGTCTTTCCCCTTTCTCACGCACTCTCTATGCATGTACAACACCGTCCCTCTCTTTGTCCTGATCCACTCTGCATCTCCATTGATTACTTTCTGGCAGATACAGCAGATTGGGACGGATACTTTCTTCAGATCATTCATCTGGTTTCCTCCTCCAAAAGGCTGAACGCTGCCAGCATCAATCTGCCGCACACCGTAGCACCTCCATATTTCTTCATGATCTTCCCGAAGTCTGCCGTGGCCTCTTCCCAGAAGCCCGGATCAGCAGGGCGGCCATGATACTTCAAATAAAAGTTATAGGAGTCACACCACACACCTTTCGCAAGCACTGCCTGTTCTTCATTCCTTGTCATAAGATGCACCCCGCCTTCCTGTAATGGGTCTTGCGCCGCTTAAACTGGTTCTCGCAAAACTGAATGTCATCCACGTAGTCATAACACACGGCATCATTCTTTCCCTCTGCCTTTCTGGCGATCCGTCCAATGGACTGTGTGACTACCGCATAATCTTTCTGCGGGGATACCAGGAACAGCCGGTCAAGCCTTGGGATGTCCAGCCCTTCTTTTGCCAGGCCAAAGGATGCAAACAGGATCTTCTTTCTTCCGGTCCTCATATCTTCGATTGCAGCTTCCCTCTCCGCCTTTCCTTTTTTGCTGGTCATGCCGCCATCGATCATGGCGGAAGTGCCTCTCAGCTCATCCGGCAGCAGATCCCTGATATTTCTCAGCTGCTCCAGCCTGCTTGCCAGGATCAGACAGGAATGACCCTTCTGGCTTACCAGATCCTTAACGATCATCTCATTTCTCTCCCTGTTTTCTCCCAGGTAAGAAAGCAGTCCGTTATAATCCAGGGTCCCGTCCGTATCCAGACAGCTGCGGCTGACCGTTATGCCTGTATTCCTCTGCAGGATCCGCACCTGCATGGTCTTATCTGCTACTGCTTCATCCGGTACCTTATAGATCACCGGCCCCAGTACAGCAAACGTGCTTTTGATCATCCCATCTGAACGATGCACGGTAGCTGACAGGCCATATTTATGTCTTGCAGCCAGGCTGTTCATCACCTTGTAAAACATCGTCACCTGCGTTGGTGAACCGGCCAGCCGGTGGCACTCATCCACGATCACCACATCCCATGTATACCGGAACTGTCCCAGATCGATCCTGCAAAGGGTCTGGACAGTGGCAAATGTCATATGGCTGCCGACCTGGGCTTTCCCTGCCGTGATCGTTCCCAGTGTCTCAGGAGAAAAATACTGCTCTGCCCTGGTCTTTGACTGGATAAGCAGATCCTGCGTATGGGTGACCCACAATACCTTGCGTCCAAGCATCGCAGCCAGGGCAATGCCCATCTGTGTCTTTCCTGATCCGCAGGGGCTCTGTAAGATCCCGCAGCTGGCATGTCCCATGGTTTCCACTGCCTCCTTCTGGTAGTCATACAGGGGAATGGTGCCTTTATAATCTAAGATCCCATTATCAGCCAGATGAATGCTTATCTGATCTTTTTCTGAAAGGAACTGCCGTACCTGCTTTCCCACCCCGGTAGGAACGATCAGGTCTGAACCATCCACATGGTAGAGCCAGAGGTACTTTGGTGTATTGCCTACCCAGAGTCCCCTGCGTTCCCTTTCCCGGTACTGCGGGTTAGGGATGATCAGATTTTCCTGCGCCCAGTCATACAGTTCCTTGGAAGTGTCCCTGATCCGTATCTCAGACCCAATCTCTACAACCATTGTTCTTCTTATCCCCCATTACTACAAGATCTTCCAGCCAGTCCTCTAACGTCCTCCCATACATTCCGATCAGATGTCTTGGGACACTGCTCTTCCCATTGTCGCGGATGATCCTGGCGATCTCATAATCCACCAGATAGATCACCTGGTCCGGATACCGGATCGCGAACATCCCGCGCCGGTTCCCTGTTGTATCAAACAGCCTCATTGCATTGAACTGGTTTTCTTCCACCCTTCTCAGGCTGAACATATCTGTTTTGCAGTCCTTGCAGTCAAACAGGTACGCTTCCCCATCCCTTGCAGCGATCACATCGCAGGGTTGTCCGTTCTTGTTATCCTGGAAACGGTGGACCCAGAAGCCTTCCGCTGCCAGCCGGGAAGCAAATTCTCTTTCAAACTGTGTCCCGGCTGATTTATTGCTCATTTTCATCTGTTTCTATCTCCTTTCCTGCCATGGTCTAACCTTTTTTCAAGATAAGCTAACCAAAATCTAACCTTAAAAATGCCAGCAAACCCTTGATTTACTTAATGGTCTAACCGTCTAACCTAAAATCCGGTTGCATATACCAACATTTTTAAAGAAAATTTAACATTGTGATATATTTAACGTTAAATTTTCTACAATAACTTTTTCCTACGTTACGATATATTAAAAACAGGTTAGACTGGTTAGACAGGTTAGACTGTATATAAAAAAGCCAGTTTTTATGCGGATTCCAGAGTCTAACCTAATTTTTTTTTAGGTTAGACCAGGTTAGACCCTAATCAAAGGGAAGGGGTTCCTGATCATTACCCTCAACCAACATGAATCCATCTTTATCTGTCGCGTCATCATCCTGCGGCAGCCTGAACTTGATGTAACTGGACTTGATCCCATACACCTTTGTGCTATGGATAAATTTCCCCTGGGAATTACGCACCAGATACCCTTTCTCTGACCATTTCTTACTTACCGCTGTATAATCAAACCCATTCTGGTCAAGGAACGCCAGGAGCACGTCTCTGTTTACGATCAGCTTGTCCTCATCTATCTTGCCCCAGACTTCCCCTTTATTGGGTGAATTATCCGCCTTGGGATCCTCAAAACGCACCGGGTTCTTGGCTGCCCAGTTGAGTACCTGCTGGTAGGCACGTTCCGCCACATCCACATCAAAGTTACTCTGCAGGTATTGTTTTACCTGGCTGACCTGTAAAGCCCGCTCTTCTGGAAAGAAAAGCTTCACTGCGATCTCATCCGCCAGCAACATACAAGACATTGCCATTGCCTGTTTATCCGTTGTATCCAGCTTACATAACTGCTCAAATATTTCCCGGTACCGGTCCATGATCCGGTTTAAGTCCATTTCCTGTATGTACTCCACAAACTTCCGTCCAGCGTATCCATAATGCTCCTGGACCACGCTGCTGACATAATGGCCGTCCTCAATCAGAGGTCCGTCAATGGCGATCTCGATCACTCGGTTCTTAGAACCACCGCCGGAGTTTACCTTTGTGATCGGTTCCTCGCCTGTAAAGATAAAACTGTTCTTCCAGGTCTTGGTATCTTCCACTCCGCCATAGGCCCTGGCACGGCCACGATCCACACCTTCCGTGATCTGGTAGATCAGCTGGTCGAAATTCCCCTGCCATTTATCCTTTATGGTCTGCAGCTCATCTCCGGCAAAAGGGATACTGCATAAAAATGCGGCATTGCGCATAATGGCGTTCTTTGTCATGTTCATGGTCTTTACCAGGCCGCCCATTTTGGGATTGCCCCAGATGGACATTGCCACCATGAGCGCTACTGTCTTTCCGGTTCCGGTCGTTCCCCATAAATGCAATACAAACGGCAATACCTTAAGAGGTTCCAGAAGCACGGAAGCAAAGCTGGCGGCCATCATCATGCGCAGGGGTATATTTTTACGCAGATCCCTGCAAAGTGTCTTCCAGGCACCAAAATCGCCTTTCTGGGCCACATTCCGGAAGATCACCTCATAGTCCATATCTCCCTCATACCGGATATCCTGGGCATAGGGCGTAAAGCTGCTCCCCACCCATCCAAGGCGGTTGATGGATTTTTTGGGTTCCAGGGTAGCCGGGTTCAGTCCAACACAGTCTGAGATATAGCGCACCAGGCTCTTTGCGTTATCACTGGTCACCTCGATCCCGAACTGGCTGAGCGCGTCCACGATCTTATTGGCATTGGCGCACACGGCCCTGTCAACCGTGATCTTCTGCCAGGTGGCTGACTTAAAATATGCCAGGGAAATGCGCTCCTGGGCCGTATCCACATTTTTTAAGATCTCCACCGGAAGGATCGGGTGGCTGCAGGCGTAATAGGCAACCGGCATGGCATTCTTGTCGTAACGGACGGTCTTTACCCCCATATCCGTTGCCTCCCATTCCCCACAGTTAAGCTCTATGGGCTGGTCCGTAAACCGTGTCACTTTCCCCGTCTGCTTCTGTCTCTGGGAATAGTCCAGGACAAACGCACGGTACAGATTGTTAAACTCTGGCCTGCGCTTCAGCTTCCCTGCTTCTTTCCGCAGTGCCTCCACGTACTGGGTCCGCTCCACGTTATCCTCAATCTCAAAGATCTGGTAAAATATCTCATCCGGGAACGGATCCAGGCCAGACAGCTTAGATATACCAGCTAATAACTCGTCCTTCGACTTTTCCAATCTCTTTCACCACCTTCTTATCGGCATACACTTCTTCCGGGCAGTCCTTAAGGCACCCCAGCAGATACTCCACATAGGTCAAGTTGCCAAGCCCTTCCCAGAAATGTTCATTGCGCTCCCTGACAGCCTCACAGAGCAGTCCTCTGTACACGGTCAGCCATTTTACCGCCTCCTGCACAAACTGCCCTAATTCCCGCTTATAGCGCCTCCTCTTGTCTGCTTCCCGCTTTTCCCTATAGGTCACCGGCTCATTGACTGGCACCCCGTAAGCCTGCGCCAGCTGCTTTGCGGCTTCATAATTACTGATCCCGTAATAGGCCGCCACAAACTTGATCTGGTCACCACCGGAACCGCAGACAAAACAGTAATACCCTTTTCCATTGGGATAGATCTTCATGGAAGGATGGGTATCCTTATGGAACGGACAGAGGCATTTTCCGTTTAAAATATGCAGGCCGCAGTATTCCACGGCCTGCTGCATACTTACTGCATCTTTTATCCTGCTGTAAAGCTCCGGATCACATGAACGGGATGCCTTCATCACCTGCGCCCTCCGGAATATTCATGAAACCATCACCCACAGGAGACGGTGTTTCTGCCGGCTTCTGTACCGTGCCTTCCGGAAGCAGATCATCCTCTGGTACCTCCGCATCTGCCAGACCCGCCACGCTGCGGATCTGCCACAGTTCTGTAACGATAGGGCGGTTTCCGTTCTCTGCCTCATACTGCCTGCGCCGGAAAATTCCTCCAAATTTCTTTCCTGCCAGTGTTTTTTCATTGTTTTCCTTATCCCACTGGAAAGTAAAATTATTCGAACGCTCAATGGAAGTGATGATCCCCTTGAACCAGGAAAGTCCTTTTCCTTCCATGTTCTGTTTAAACACACCACGCCATTTTGCGTCAGCACTGTTCTGGGCCTTGTCCGCATTAAAGAGCTTCTGGAAAAAGTCTTTCTGCTCTCCCTCTGCTACATCAAACAGGATCACAAACTGCTTATTTCCGTTCTTGGATGTCTGGGTTGCTACCTGTTTGATCACACACACATACTTTCCTTTTGGCAGCTGCTGGGATTCCCCTGTATAAGCTGCTGCCTCATCATATCCTGCTGGTTTCTTTATCATGACTTTGTATCCTCCTTGGTCTTATGTTTTTCCCATCCATAAAAATCCCGGATGGTATCATCTACTAATTTCAAGTTGTTTTCGATCTCCGGTTCCGGGAACATCTCTTCCGGAGTCTTTGTGATATCGGATCCGTCCGTAACCGTCCGGAAGAAATGGTTCCCATTTTCACTCATGCAACGGATGCAGATCGTGACCATGCCTTCTAGGCACACTTTCCGGTCCAACTGCTTGCCAATGGTCCTGAGACGTGAGATACCAAAATCGTCCGTATCTTCGTGGAACATGATGTAAACGATCTTGTCCGGAGCTGTCACATCCGTCTTGATCCGTTTCACCAGACCATACATGGCATCCGCAATGTCATCGTACATCTCAAAGGATGCATTTCCCTTCTTATTCCGGTGCTGTGACATGAAAAGATGCGTCATAATATACCCCGCATCATCGATCACGTAAGTCTTTTCCGGGTTCTGGTTGATCGTTGTAATGATCCGGTTGATATCATCACTGCATCCTGTCTTCTTAAAGCGCTTCTTAAACGGCAGTTCCTTCCGCTCCGTATTCAGAAGCACGATCTCATCCTCATCAAAAAACTTAAGGCTGCGGCTCTTCCCGCTTCCGGATTTTCCATAGATCAATACTGGTAATCCCATAATATCCTCCTTAATACGGCAGCGTCTCTGCCGCCGCTTCTGTTTCCTGCTCATCTTTCTTTGGAAGCCAGTCATCCTCAAAGAAGTCCAGCCCTCTTAAGTACCGGAATATGGTATCCTCCGCCTTTTGAGGAACCTTTACGATACTGATCCAGTAGATCATTGTCTCACTCTTAAAATAGAGCGTAGAACCGGTAGGAGAAACACTGGGTCTTCCGGGCATATGTTCCATACCCACTTCAAGCTCTGCCAGTGACATCATCCCTGCTGCATAGGATTGCAACACAGTAATATAAGACCTGTCACTTTTACTCTGGTAAATGGACAGCTCATGAGGCGTACTGTAAAAAGCCAACGGCACTTCGCACGCAAAATCCTTTGCTTCTTTCCACTGATCATAAGGATTCTCATATCTTATCTGGTACTCCATCTTGAGATTTTTCTCTTCCAGATGATACCTATAACAAGTCTCTTCTTCCGGCATATCACCGATCAGTTCCACAATGGCTGCTTTAAACTTACTGGTAGCATAAACACTTTCTACCCACACGCCCCAAAGGCTCGTATGTACCAGAAAATGCCCTTTTACATTTCCAATGATCAACCCGCCGGATGTTTTCAGGGCGGACTTCATAGCTTTCTTAAACTCACTTATCTTCAGAAACATTTCTGTTCTCCTTTTCTCTCGCTTCATTCCTGCGCTTGCTGTCCTCAATGTTAAGGTGGATATAATCCAGCACGATCTCCATTTCTTCATAGCTCAGGCTCACAGCACCGGTCACCATTGTCTTTGCCACCTTGGCCGCGATCTCCATCAACACGGACATGCGGTATGGTACGATCTTTCCATCAGATGTCATCAGCGTATCCTCAGACTTTCCCCGCGTGGCTCCAGGTGCGCCCATTCAACGGCTTTATTCTCTAACAGTGTCCGGATTGCCTCGTTATTCGGCACCGGAGGCTGCGGGATCAGGAACCTTCCCGGAATGTCTTCCAGAAGCCCGTCAATGACCAACGGCTGCAAACCACCATTTTTCTGAATATTGAAACTGAACAACGCTGTCTTAAACTTTGTCTTGCCCATTTCCCGCATGTTGGCTTCCAGGTTGTTCTTTAAAGCCTGCTGACGGTTCTCCAGCGCCTTCCGTCTGGCAGCCAGGCGGCCTTCCTCTGCCCTTAAAGCTTCAATATCTGCCTTCATTCCCATAATGATCTTGGCGTACCCATCCGCTTTATCTTCAATCTCGCCCCAAAGACCTTCCATTGTATCCTGAAAAGTCTGCTCATCCACTTCCGGATCATATGCCAGTTCCTGCAGCGCAAGAAACTGTTCTGTTAATTCATAAAGCTTCATCTTGCTTTTCTCCTTCTCCCTCCGTATAATGAGGGTGTAAAATGTTTTTATTACCGGACCTTCCGCAGTTACCGCTGCCTGGGTCCTTTTTTTAATTTAAACCTGTTCATCAGTAGCTCCCCCAGCATGCAAGCATGTATCCTACAAGCATTGCCGCTGCCGTAGCAGCTATCATTGCGGGAACAGCCTGATAAACTAAATCAATGATCCAGTCATTTTCTGCTTCAGCAATTCGTTTTTTAATAGTGACCACTTTTCTACGCCCATCCATAGAAGTAACCACAAAGCTATGCTTATCAGTTATATCAACACGGCTACCTGGCACTGATTTGAGCGTATATCTTTCAATACGGTCTTTTGAAATTTCTCTTCTCATATACACCTCATTTCAACGTTCTAACCTGACCATAACGACCAACTTCAACTTTTGGAAAAGCAGCTGCTTTTCTTTCCCGCGTTCGCTCCGGTGGATTTATTTCCATTCCACTATTGACCCATGCCTGAATATCTTCTGGCAGTGTATCAAGGTTGATCAGAATCTTGCGTCCACGGTGTACACTCTTTACAGTCCCCTGTGATACAAGAGCCCTGAAACACCGCAATGTGATTTTGCTTTCTGGATCCTGATCGATAAGCCAGCTATAAGCTTCCGGTATCCCTCTTAACCGCGGAATAATACACATTCTTTCTCACCTCCTACTCCAACAGCTTCTCAATGGGTAAATGAGAACCGTTAATATACTTGTTTTCCTTATCTCCCTAGTGATATACTTTCCATACAGGCGTTGCAGCGCCGAGTACAAAAGGAAGGAGAAATTACCCATGGATTTCAAAATCAAAATAAAATGTCATAAGTGCATGTGCAAATTTGAACTTCGACCTGAATCAATCAATTGCACTAAAATTATTTGTCCTAATTGCACTTCCGAAGTTAAACCCGAATATTCTGCACATATATTAAACGGAATAAGAGAACTTAGTCTTGTCCCAGAAAGCTATTCCGACGATGATGAACTCATTTATCCGCAAACAGGTTTTTCTTTTGAAGTACAACACTATTCATCGATACAAGGACTTAAAGAATAG